TTGATACAAGCTGTTAGCTCTAATGGTTTGATTAACCGTGACGAGCAAGGAACTGGACTACAATCTGGTAACGGAATCATCTCGATTGCCGGTATCAAGATTTTCAAATCCATGAATATTCCTTGGTTCGGAACAAACGGTGTTAAGTATGGTGGAACTGCAGGTGCAACAGTACCTGGAACTCCTGATCCTGGTAATACAGGTTCATTTGTTGGTGACAACATGCTTGATGCTGACGCATCAGCAACTCCTTCTGGGCAGAAGACCGTTAACGAATACGGTACTGCTGCTGAGTTCGCAAACTCTTGCGGCTTGATCTTCCAGAAAGAAGCTTGCGGTGTTGTTGAGGCAATTGGTCCTCAAGTCCAAACAACTTCTGGTGATGTATCCGTGATTTATCAGGGCGATGTCATTCTAGGACGTTTGGCTATGGGAGCCGCGCCTCTGAACCCAGCTGCTGCTGTAGAACTGTTCGCTGGAACAGCTACTAAGCCTGCTGCATTCGCTTAATTTATTTACACAAGAGGGGATCTCACGCCCCTCTTTTTTTTATTCATAAAACTTTATGGCTTCCACGACAATTGATACCGAGACCGAACTCTCCGCAGTAAACTCAATCCTGGGAGCTATCGGTCAGTCACCTGTTACTGTTGTAGCAGGTAACACAAACCCCGAGATTTCGTTTATTTATAATTTATTAAGAGATGCAAACGTAGATGTACAGAACGAAGGTTGGCATTTTAATACAGAGAAACACGTAAACTATACACCAGATGCAGTTACTGGAAAGATAACTGTTGGTAGTGATATCTTAAAGATGGATGTTTCTAACGGATGGTCACATAGAGTATACGATGTTGTAAAAAGGAATGGTTATTTATACGATAAATTTGATCACACTGATGATTGGTCTACTGCTACATCTGGAATAGATTTAGATGTTGTAAGATTATTTAACTTTGAAGACTTACCTTCTGTATTCCAAAGATATGTAATATTCATGGCGTCAGGTAGGGCTGCTACTCAATTAGTAGGTAACCCTCAATTAGTACAACTACTAGCTACAAGAGAATCTTATGCTAGAGCAGCTTGTATGGAGTATGAATGTAACCAAGGTAACCATACTATATTTGGTTTCCCAGAGGATACGATTCATAGAACTTATCAACCCTGGAAAACATTGAGACGATAATGGCAGGAATTACACAAACCATCCCTAATTATTTTGGGGGCATATCTGAGCAACCAGATCAATTAAAAAGCCCAGGACAGGTAAAGAACGTTGTTAATGCTATACCTGATTTAACCTATGGATTATACAAAAGACCAGGTAGTAAAAGAGTAGGTACTAGCCCCTTAGCTTCTGTACAGAGTGGTGGTTCGTGGTTCCATTATTACCGTGATGAAACTGAAGGATCTTATATAGGTCAGATAGCTGCAGATGGTAACGTCAGAGTATGGCGTTGTAATGACGGTCAACTGATGACTACAGCTTGGGGATCTACAAAAGGTGCTAATGAAACTAATCTAAAAGCATACTTATCAGCTTCTAATACTGAAGATATACAATGCTTAACGATTAACGATACTACCTTTGTTAACAATAGAGATACAACTGTAGGTACTACAGGTACTACAGATGCTAAACCAGATGCACATTGTGCTTATGTAGAGTTACTACGGACAGAGAATGGTAGGCAATATGGATTAAATGTTTATGATAATGATACAACTTCTACATTAAATAGGGCTACTAGATTAAGTATAGCATCAGATACTTTAGATGAAGGTGGTGGTACAGGTCATTGTCCTGGTATCGGTACCCAAGTCTTTAATGTAACAACTTCTGTAAGTGCAAAGAATTTAATATTTAGAATTACATGCGTAGGGCAGAGTGGTGCTGTAGGAGGAGCTGAGGTTGACGATGGTGGCGCATTTGCTTGTGCGTATACCAGACGTATTGAATTATTACATGGTGGAGAAGGTTGGTCTACTAGTTCAGCTAACCAAACTGTTACCATGACTAACTCTAAAAATGGTGGTTATCAATTTACTGTAAGTGTATCTGATTCAGAAGTAGTTAATATTAAAGCTAATATTAAAGCAGTAAGGCCTGTACCTACACCATTTGATGCTGACACTTGTGTAACAGCTGATAGTATTCTTGGTGGTATTGAAGATGAATTAAGTGGTACTGGTATTACTGTTAAAGTAATAGGTAATGGTTTATATCTTACAAGATCAAGTGCTTTTAATGTAGAAGTTGTTGATTCAGATCTAATGCGTGTCATGCAATCTGAAGTTAATGACGTATCTAAACTACCTATTCAGTGTAAACATGGTTATATAGTCAAAGTCAGTAACGCACAGATGTCTGACGAAGATGATTATTACATGAAGTTTGTAGGTGAGAATGGTAAGGACGGTAGTGGTACATGGGTTGAATGTCCAGCACCTGGTATAGTTAAGAGCTGGGATCCTGCTACAATGCCTGTAATTATCCAACGTACAGCTGCTACAACTTTTACTGTAGATAGATATGCTTGGGATGATAGAGAAGTAGGTGATGATACTACTAATCCTATCCCTAAAATTAATGGCAGAAAAATTAACAGAGTTTTATTCTTTAGGAATAGGTTGGTACTACTAGCAGGTGAGAATGTTCTCACATCTAGACCAGGTGACTTTGGTAACTTTTGGGCTGACACAGCCTTAACTGTTAGTGCAATAGACCCTGTAGATATAGCAGCCAGTTCAGCATTCCCTTCAGACTTATTCGATGGTATTGAAATTACAACAGGACTACTGGTATTCAGTACAAACCAACAGTTTTTATTATCTGCTGATGATGCAATATTTAATCCAGATACTGCAAAGCTGAGAAGCATAGCCACTTATAATTATAATAAAGTTATACCTCCTGTATCTATGGGCACTACTGTTGCTTTTATAGATAACTCTGGTAAGTATAGTAGATTCAATGAGGTAGCAGGGGTAAGGAGAGAAGGCGAACCTATTATTGTAGAACAAAGTAAGGTTGTACCTAGATTACTACCTAAGAGTATAGATTTAATAACTACCTCTAGAGAGAATGGTTTAGTCTTCTTTGGTAAAACAGGCTCTGATGAAGTTATTGGTTTTAAATATGTAACCATGGGTCAGCAGAGAGCACAAGCTGCATGGTTCAAATGGAAGTTTAATAATAACTTAAAGTATCATTTCATACAAGATGATCAATATTATTACTTAGATGAAGATGACTTCTTACAAACTATAAACCTTATACAATCAGATTCAGATCCTAGTATCGATGAAGAAGGTGTAAATTACTTAATACATTTAGATAATTATACTACAGTAAGTGGTGGTGTGTATAACGCAACTACTAACTTAACTACCTTTACTAACCAAGCTACATGGATACCTGATGTTACTAGTCCTAACGGTAAATTAGTATTAGTTGATACCGATTCAGCTACTGCAAGAGTAGGTCGATACGCTGAGTGTACTTTAACAGGTAACTCACCTAACGACGACTTCACAGTACCAGGTGATTGGTCTAGTGCAACAGTAAATATAGGGTATTTATTTGATTACCAAGTAGATTTTCCAAGGTTGTTCCCAACTAAACCTACTCAACAAGGAGTTGTATCTGATGTTAATTCATCTCTTGTTTTACATAGAGTGAAGTTAAACTTCGGTCGTATCGGTCTATATGAAACTACTTTAACTAGAGTAGGTAAGGATCCTTATACAGAAGTGTATGAATCAACTACATTAAATAACTACAATGTATCTGATGCACCTTACTTACCAGAAGAAATACAAACTGTACCAGTATATGATAAAAACACAAACGTAGATATAACACTTAAATCTTCACACCCAGCACCTGCTACACTAAGATCGATGTCTTGGGAAGGTGACTATACACCTAAGTTTTATCAACGTGCATAAATACATCCATCCAATTACGTTGGAGGCTGCTATGGAAGTGGCCTCTAACCTACGCTCAGATGACCGCAGAGAGGTCGAAGAAGGTCATGGGCTAGATCCATTCGTAATGATAACATCTAAAGCTCAGGAGGGCTCCTGTGTGTATTTCAACGTGCCTAACGGCAAGACTGCCGGTATGGCTGGAGTCGATCCAGGTGGGCTAATATGGATGTTAACAACACCAGCAATTGAAGAGTATCCTGTTACCTTTGCAAGAGAAGCAAAGAGATATGTTGAAAGACAAGAAGGATTACTTTGGAATATAGTGGATAAACGGAATACCGTCCATTTAAAATTGCTAAAATTTTTGGGCTTTAAATTTTTACGAGAAATTTTTCACGGCCCAAGCCAATTAACCTTTATAGAATTCTGTAAAATCCAATGAGTTTTTTCGGACAGTTTGATAAATCCCGTGGTGCAAGAAACCAAGCCAAGTATAACAATTTAAAAGCAAGGTATCAACACGAAGCAAATCGGGCTAAATATAATAACAAGGTAGCAGCCTTCAGAGCTAACGAAAACGAACGTGTTTTAGGTACTAGCAGAGCAAGGAGCGATGCTTACCGTAAACTGACAATAGGTTTAGCAGGTAAAGCTCGTAAAGGTCAAGAACAAGCTTATAAAGCTTTTGCTAGAGCTCGTAAAGGACCTGAAAAAGGTAGAGCTACTAGACGTGCTAGTGGTTTCTCTGACTATGAGAAGCTTTTACAAACACAAGCTGCTCTAGAAAACAAAGTATCTATGGGTGCTGAAGCTATGTCCATGCAGATGCAAGCAATTGGTAGAAAAGATCTATCTATCCATCGTAAGAATCTAGGCCGAGTCGGTGTACCTGCTCAAACCCCACTCATGCAACCTTATGAGAAGGAGAATAAGTTTATGACATTTATGAACTTTGTTAATTGGACAGCTAAGACAGCAAGTAGTGTCGCAGCAGCTGGTGATACATTAGGAGCTTGGGATTTAGAATAATGGCAGACTCTAACTACTTAACCTCTCTCGCTGGAGAGATGGTTCCAGAGGTCAATAAACAGATTGACGCTGACACAAAGCAGTTCTTTACTTACATTGATGGTTTGTATAAGAACGAAGAGATGCGGTTGAAACAAGGTACCGGATCAGTTAAAGCTAATATAGATAATTTCATAGCCAGTGTTAAAGGTACTAAAGAAAGTTTTGATGAAACTAAAGCAATCTTTGATGCTCATCGTGCTTTCCGAGAGTGGGAGATAACAGATGAGGAGGCAGAGAAGCTTGGTTATATGAAAACATATGATCAAGATATTGCTAACTTAGAAGAAGCTGATGGTAATATGACAGCTCTTGGTATGCAAGAGATGAAGAAAGAAGATGGTAATATTGACATCGGTGCAAGGATGACTCAAGGTTCTATGCTTAGGCATAACCAAGAGGAACGTTTACAGAACCTAGCTTTAGATTATAATAAAACTATAGCTAGAGTACGTGGGACATTTAAAGTACCAATGGGAGATGGTACATTTAAAACCTTAGATGAAGCTGAAACTTCTGAAGAGAGGAAGCATATAATGGGTGCTATACGCTACGCTTATTTTAAACAAGCAGGTGGTGTAAGTAGAGGCCAGATGAGGCGTCATCTTTTCCCTGTGATG